CCCAGTCACGATAAGCTGTTTATCTTGGAAAACTACGAAGAGAAAGGTGGATCAGTAACAGATGTATCTAGTATTGCATCTGAATATCCAAAACCGACTGTTAATCTTTCCGTAGGATTCTATAATGAACATACTCAGAAAGAATATGTCAATCTGTTAGATGCGTATAATACTTATATGCGAATAAGCCGGGTATTACCGCAGCTAATAGGTAAATACTTTACCGATATGAAAACAATCTCGTATACTAGTAGATATAATGTATCCTACTGGACGAGCAAAGATAAGTCAATATGGGAAGTTGATAGAGAACTAGGTATTCTTGATTCTACCTGTTTGGAGTGTCCGTTCTATCATATAGAAGACGACACTTGTGACTATAACTTCGAATGTATTGACGAATTTTGGTACTAAAATAATATGGTTCTCATAAGGAGGAACGAATGTCAAAGAAGTTGAATTTAGATGACTTTGCTGCAAGAGTCGAAGCATCTAATGATGAAATGCTTAAGGGTATCGCAATTGCAATTACTGGTCTATTCAAACGAGGAAAGACTTACGGACTATCTCGCTTCAATCCATCTCAAGATGTGCGAAAGACTTTATTTATCGATACTGAGAGATGTGTATTAAAGTATGAAGAGTATAACGGAATGACAGTACTACCATGTATCTCTTTTGCCCCACCTCGAGATAAGAATGGTAAGATAATTCCACCAGAGGATCGGAATTATATTATTCGTGGGAAGAGATATAAAGCATGGCCATTCCAAGAGATATGTGCCATAGTCCATTCTCTTGCAGTCTCTGGTCAACTTAACGAACAATTCGAGTTAGTGGCAGTAGATACGGTGGATAATCTTCAGACTTGGTCTGAGGCATATTATCTCGAAAGCTATAATCAAAGAGTATCTGGAAAAGATAAAGGCGAACCAGTAGAATCTATAGGTGAAATACCACATGGCGCTGGTTGGAGCGATGCCAGAGATATTCTAGTACGACCATTAATTCGAATGAAAGAAGAAGTTAATCAGATTGAAGTAGATTTCGGCATGTCAATTCATGCCAAGACTACAACTCAAGTAAAGAACTTTTATCAGAGAGATCCAGCTCTCAGAGCAGGAGTTACTAATGCGTTATTTGGAGAGATGGATCTTATTGGCTATGTCAATGTAGAAGATACCGATCTTCCAGACGGTGCAGAATACGGTGCAGTCTTTCAAGGAAAGCTGCACACTATATCATTCTCAGTAAACGATGAGATATTAACTGGTGGAACTCGATTGAGTAAGCTGGCTAATAAGACCTTGCCATTTGCGTATCAAGCATTGGCAAATGAATATAAAAGAAAGGAGGAATAATGTCACCAATTTTACCAAGTAGTACTAGTTATAGTTCAGGACGTATAGAGAGTCCCGGTGAGAACACTGGATATATAGTAGATATCATCGATCAGACACCCGGAACTACATACGATGCAGTTCTAGATTTCGTATTCGGGTTCTATGACGTACCGCCAGAGTGGACCAGAAAAATGCGTCTTTATATCAAATTTGATAGAGATGCCAAAGGTGAAGTAGATCCGGATTGTAAAGATCTGCGAAAACTTTATCGTATATTCCAACAGATGGGATATACTAAGATAGGAGATGGAATACTCAAAGGTATCGGAGTAAACGCTAAGGGCAAGTTTGTTGATGAGAACGATAAGCCAATAAAGGATATAGCTGGATTATTGAAGGCTTTATCCGAAGATAAATCGTTTCTGATCTATCTAGCTAAAGATAAGAATGGCTACGATAAAGTAGTTTCGGTCCTTGATCTGGAATTGGACAAGGAGAAAAAGAGCAGTACTTATGCTGAAGAGATGCGAGAGAGCTACGACTATTGGGTAAATCAATACACTAATAATCCGAAGCTATCTACGGCTAAGACTGCTGGTTATAACACTGATAAGGAGGAAGAAGATCTAATTTATGTTCCCGGCGAGAATTAATGCAATGACTGAAAAGTATTACGAGCTAGCTGAATATAGAGCTAGCAATAGAAATAGACTAATCCTAGCCGAGAACATCAGTCACGCTATTCTGGAGAAGGGGGCAGACCGTCCCCTTTTCCGGTCTGTTTTCTGGTATACTGAAGATATAGTGGATTATTTAAAGACGAATAAGTCCGTATCTTCATATCGTGGTATACGAGGAATAGATAGTGTTCCAATCGATATAGATAAAGGAAGCAATAGTGATACCTATACCAAAGAGAAGCTATTGAAATTCCTCGATAAGCTAGAAGAGATTGGTCTCGATGATCAAGCTTATCAAATCTATTTCAGTGGAACTGGATTCCATATCTTTATCGATAATTCTGCTTTCGATTTCCAACCTTCGATATATCTTCCGGAACAAATATCGCAAACGTTGTATAATATAGGACTAATAGATGATTCATCTATTATCCGTGGAAACCAACTTATTCGTCTTGAGAATAGTCTAAATGAGAAGAGTAATCTCTATAAGATTCCACTTTCTATAGAAGAAGTAAGAACTCTATCTCTTGATCAGATACGAGAGCTTGCTCGTTCTCAAAGACTAGACTTCGTTGTAGAAGAAAAGAATGGTCGTGGAATTCTTGAGAAATTCGTAGTACCAAGCTTCGAATTTGATTCCGGAAGCAAGATAACTCCCAGTAGTTGGAAGAAAGGAAATAGAGTAGATGAAGGTAAATTTGATAATCGCTATGCTATGTGCATTCAGAAGTTGTATGAGCTTGGACCACGAGAAGGAAGTAGAAATAATACTGTGATGCGTATAGCTTCGCATTGTAAAAGACAAGGTATGCCAGAAGATTTCACTATTGCAGGATTACTATTCTGGAATAGTAAAACGAATCAGTCTCTCGATGATAGAGTGATCATTGATAAAGTACATCAGGTATATAATAAGCCGTATAGATATGGATGTAATGACGTTATAATGAAAGAGTTCTGTAATCCTAATTGTCTATTCTATAAGCATAAGAATCTAGATAAGACTAGATTACTCAATGTCAGCGATTTAGATAGAGCATTTGAAGAGAGACTACAGATTATAGAAAACAAAGATCGCTATATTAATCTAAAGAATATATTCGGTCTCGATGTAGATTGCGTACTCTACCCCGGAGAACTTGTAGTATTTCAAGGAGATACCGGCATTAATAAGACTAGTATCATTCAGAATATAATGCTTGGAGTAGATATGGTGAACGATCTAGTAAGACCACCAGAGCTTCAGATCATCTATTATGGACCAGAGCTATCTGCTGGTGTAATTCAGTTGCGTAATTATTGTATAGTAACTGGCTATACTGAAGACGAGGTAATTAAACATAAAGACGAATTATACAAGTATCATACAGCTCTGGAACATATAGCAGTTCAAACTGGTATTCTTACAATCGAGGGAATAGAACAACTAATCTTGGATTATCAACCTCAGGTATTAGTAATAGATTACTACGAACAAGTCGAGCATCCTGCGTGGAATCGTAGTCCTACTATGGCAATTGCAGAGATATCTAAGTCTTTATCCGTTATGGCTCAGAAATATAACATTATTCTTATTGCCATATCTCAGGTTAATAGAGCATCTGCAGTTAATAAAGATATAGGTATCCATTCCGGATTTGGTAGTGGTGCGGTAGAGAAGACCGCTCGAAGACTATTTACTATTACTGGAGAACAGGATAGTCCGTACAGAATAATCAATCATGTAAAAGCCAATTCTGACGTTCTCTGGAAGAATGTAATCCTCGAGCGTCAGGATAATTGGCGATTTCGTAGAATTAAATAGGAGGAATAATGCATATAGTAGAAAGAGCTACAGAAAAGATAACAACATTTCTAAACGGAAACGATATAAAGATCAATAGAAGCGGAAGAGTAAATGATCTTATTTCCGTAATGGAAATTGTCTTAGGTGATGATATGGTATCGCTTATCATTACCGAATATGGAGAAGACTCAATCGAATTAGATTATTCATATCATCAGATGAATTGTTCTCAATTAGAACATCCAGCTATTCGACTTGAGTTCTATAACATCGTAGTAGATGATATATCATTTACAAATATGTTAGATAGAACTCTCTATGTAGTAAGTAAAACTATAGAAAGATTTAAAGAAGAACTACGCCTCTATTGCCCAATCCCAGATATAGAGCTTCATCTTCTTCATGGAGGGGTTTTATTTCTACATATAGTCTATGGAGAGGAATAAATAATGAGTAAGGAGATTTCTAAAATGTTAGAAGATATACTGAAGAAAATAGAAAGTATTCAAGAAGAAGATGATTTATTAGATGATGAAGACGAAGACATAGAAGATTTCAATTTGGTAAAGAAGTATATTGATAGAGCTATAGATAAACTTATGAATCTATTACAATGTCCGGAATCTATCAATGAAAGAAGAGACTATATTATAACATTGATCGATATGTATGCTAAACGATTAGTAAACGATATGGAAATCAGAGATATGGAATTACTATGTTATCCTTCATATAATGATCTTAAAAGTATGATGAAAAAAGAGGAGGAATAATGCCGAGTTGCTGGAAAAAAATGGATTACTATGGTCCCGATGGATACTGTTGGAATTGTCATCGGTATCAAGAGTATAGTCATATCTATCAAGTC